TCCGCCATGAAGCGCGCACCCGAAGACATCCCCGCCGACGTCGCCGAGCTGATCCGCCTGGGAACAGTGGTCGAGATCAACCTCGAGCAGGCGCTGTGCCGCGTCCGCTATGGCGACCCTGATGACGACGAGCCCGCGGAGACCGGTTGGATCCGGTGGCTCGCCGGGCGAGCGGGCGAAACGCGCATCTGGTCGCCGCCGAGCGAGGGCGAGCAGGTGATCCTGCTGTGCCCTGACGGCCAGATCGGCGCCGGCATCGCGCTCACCGGCATCGTCCAGGATTCCTGCCCGCCGGCGGGGAGTGATCTCACCGAGGCTATCGAATGGAGCGACGGCGCCCGGATCAGCTACGACCCGGAAGGCTCGGAGCTGAGAGCCGAGTTGCCGGCCGGCGCCACCGTGACGGTGATAGCCCCCGGCGGCGTGACCGTGACGGCCGAGGAAGGCGTGAGGATCGAGGGCGACGTTACGATCGACGGCGATCTCAACGTCAGCGGCCGCATCGTGGCCGAGGGCGACGTTACCGGCGAGAACGTCAATCTCGCCCACCATCGTCATTCCGGCGTGCAGTCGGGCGGCAGCCAGACCGGGGAACCGGTCTAGACCGCCGGCCGCCGGGTAACGGCGGGAGTTACCCACACCCCCTCTGGCCATCGCCCCCGCGCGCGATTGAAGCGGGGCCATGGCAGGAATGAGCGCCACCGCCGGCACGCCGCTTTCGGGCAACGCGCACCTCGCGCAGTCCATCGGCGACATCCTGACGACGCCGCTCGGCAGCCGCGTGATGCGGCGCGACTACGGATCGCTGCTGTTTGACCTGCTCGACCAGCCCATCAACGGCGCGCTCCGCATGCTGCTGCGCGCGGCCACGGCCGTCGCGCTCAGGCGTTGGGAGCCGCGGCTGAAGCTGACCCGCGTGCAGATCGACGGCGAGCCAGACCAGGGCGTGCTGGCGCTGACGATCGAGGGCGAGCGGACGGACCTGCCGCAGGCCAACGCCCGCGTCGTCCTTTCCATTCCCATCCGGGCCGGCGGCGCATCGCCGCTGCCGGCATAGTGCAGCAAGGAACCCACGATGGCTCACGGCATCTCGATCACCGAATCCACCACCGGCGCCCGCGCTATCCTGCCGGCGAGCCTCGCCGTCATCGGCCTCGTGGCCACGGCTCCGAACGCCACGCCCGACGTCAAGGCTACTCTCGCGATCGGCACGGCCGGGGCGAACAACGCGCTGACGTTTACCAGCAAGAAGGCCGGAACGCTCGGTAACGCGATCACGGTTGCGCTGGTCGATCCCGGCGAGAACGAAGCGGCGCTCGACGTGACGGTCGACGGCGACGCGATCGTCGTCAGCCTGGCGACCGGCGAGGACGGCAACGTCACCACCACTGCCGCCCAGCTCAAGGCGGCGATCGAGGGCGACGCGGACGCAAACGCGCTCGTTGCCGTCGCCAACACGGGCGCGAGCAGCGGGGCCGGCGTCGCGGCCCCGCTGGCCACCACGGCCCTTTCGGGCGGCGTCGACGAGCCGTTCCCACTCGATACCCCGGTGCTCGTCGCTGGCCGCGTCGACGAGGCGGCCGGCAAAGCCGGTGACGGCGGCACCCTCAAGGCCGCGCTCGAGGCGATCGGCGACCAGTCCACCCCGATCGTCGTCGTGGTTCGCGTCGCCGAGAGCGCCGAAGACCAGGACGAGCTGGTCATCGGCGGGACGGACGGCAACACCTACACCGGCTTGCAGGCGCTCCTCGCGGCCGAATCGCAGGTCGGCGTGCGACCGCGCATCATCGGCTGCCCGGGCCTCGATACGGCCGAAGTGGTCGCGGAGATGGTGGTCGTGGCGCAAAAGCTGCGCGGCATGGCCTACGCCGCGGCAGTCGGCGCCGACGTCGCCGCCGCGGTGACGTACCGTGAATCCTTCTCCGCGCGCGAGCTGATGCTGATCTGGCCCGACACCAACAGCGGCTTCGCAGGCGACATTGTGGCCCGGGCGATGGGGCTGCGCGCCCGGATCGACGAGGAGCAGGGCTGGCACAAGACGATCAGCAACGTCGCGCTCAACGGCGTCACCGGCCTCGCCAAGGACGTTCACTTCGACCTGCTCGACTCGAGCACTGAGGCCGGCGTGCTCAACGACGCGCAGGTGACCACGGTCATCCGCCAGAACGGCTTTCGGCTGTGGGGCAACCGCACCTGCGCAAACCCCGAGACGCAGCCGCAGTGGTCGTTCGAAAGCGCGGTGCGCACGAGCCACGCCTTGCAGGACGAGATCGCCTCGATCGTCGCGCCATTTCTCGATCAGCCGATGACCATCGGCCTGATCAAGGACATCCTCGAGACGGGCAACGCGCGCTTCCGCCAGCTCGCCGTCGAGGGTCGGATCGTCGGCGCGGAGATGTTCTTCGATCAGGACGAGAACACGCCGGCCGAGCTCGCCGCGGGTCGGCCGCACTTCCGCATCCAGTTTACCCCGGCGGCTCCGCTCGAGAACCCGCGGGTCAAGCTGGTGATCACCGACTTCTACTACACCGGCTTCGCAGACCTGCTGGTCTGAGCCGGTAACTCGAAAGGAAACCGGCCATGGGTCTCCCCCGCAAGCTCAAGAACATGAACGCCTTCGTCGACGGCGAGAGCTACCTCGGCACGATCGCGCAGTTCGAACAGCCAACGCTGGCGATCGCGACCGAGGAGTGGCGCGGCGGCGGCATGCTCGGCCCGGTAATGGTCGACATGGGCCTCAACGCCATGGAAGCGAAGCTCACCATGGGCGGTCACACCGCGGCCTTGATCCGCAAGTTCGGCACCACCAAGGTCGACGGGGTACGCCTGCGCTTGGTCGGCGCCTACCAGGCCGACGATGGCAGCGCCGCGCAGGCAGTCGAATGTTTCGTGGGCGGGCGCTTCAGCGAGATCGGCTTCGGAACGGACAAGGCCGGCGAGGACACCGAGCACGAGTACACCGTGCCGCTCGCCTACTACCGGCGCGAGGTCGACGGCCGCACCGAGGTGGAGATCGACATGATCTCCGGCCGGTTCATGGTCGATGGCGTCGATCGGTACGCCGAGATCTCGGCGATCCTGGCGGCCTAGGCGCGCCCATGCAGCCGGAGGCGGTAGCGCAGAGATGACCTGACATTCCGCCCGGTCCTTTGCGGGGCGCCGGGCGAGGATGGGCGGGCCGGTGGAAGTCCCTGCCGGCCCGCTTCCCCCCGCCCCGCAAAGGGCCCTGAACTAGCCGAAGGCGAAAGGGCCACGACAACGAGGAGCCCCGCATGGCCGAAGAAGCCCCCACGCCAGCACCTTCCACGAGCCCCGGCACGCGCCAAAGCGTGACGCTGACCGAACCCATCGTTCGCGGCGACACGTCGATCGAGCGCATCACCCTCCGCAAGCCCCGGGCGGGCGAGCTGCGCGGCCTCTCACTGCAGGACGTCATTACCAGCGACATCTCGACGCTGCTGACGCTGATCCCGCGCATCAGCGACCCGCCGCTCACCGCGCCTGAGGCCGACGGGCTCGACCCGGCCGACCTCGCCGAGATCGGGGGCACGATCCGCGGTTTTTTTATGACCTCGGCCGAGCGGCAGGTGCTCGAGGCGATGATCGCGGAGCAACGGCCGAGGACCTGATGGCGGAGATCGCCGCCATCTTCCACTGGCCCCTGTCCGAGCTTCGCGAGTTGACGCTCGGCGAGTTGGTCGACTGGCGTGATCGCGCCGTCGCCTGGTGGAACCGGGTCAACGCCCCGCCGAAAGGGGGCAAGTGATGGCCGGCAACAAGCTTTCCCTGCTGGTCAACTTCGTCGGCGTCGACAAGCTGTCGGGCTCGCTGCGCAACATCGTCGCGCTCGGCAAGAAGGGTTCGCAGTCGCTCAACACCCTGCGCGGCGAAGGCCGCAAACTGGAGGGCCAGCTGCGCAAGGTCCGCGACGAGATCGCGCGCAGCAGCGGCAACGTAACCGATCTGCTGGAGCGCGAGCGTGCGCTGGAACGCCAGATCGAGGAGACCAACGCCGCGCTCGAGCGCCGCAAGCGGCTCAACGCGATCGAATCCGACCGGCTGAAGATGGTCGCCCGCGGCCAGGAACTTCAGGCGCGAGGTCGCGAACACATGATGCAGGGCGCCGCCATGGCCGCGCCGCTGATCCTCGCCACCCGCGCCGCGGCCGAGTTCTCGAGCGGCATGGTCGACATCCAGCAAAAGGCCGGGCTGACCAACGCCGAGGCCGACCGGCTCGGCCGCCGCATCGTGATGATGGCCCGTGACGCGCGCCAGATGCCGGAGGACATCCGATCCGGGCTCGACCTGCTGATGGCCAAGGGCCTTGGGCTCGACGCCGCCACGGCCGCGATCGGGCCGGCCGGACGTCTGGCCACGGCCTACAAGGTGGAGATCCCCGACGCCGCTGATGCCGCCTTCGCCAGCATCAACAACCTCAAGGTCGCCAGCAGCGAGACCGCGCGGATCTTCGACGTCATGGCCGCGGCAGGCAACGAGGGCGGTTTCGAGGTTCGCGACATGGCGCGCCACTTCCCGGCCCTTACCGCCCAGATGCAGGCGCTCGGCGAAAAGGGCATCCCCGCAGTCGCGGATCTTTCGGCCGCGCTGCAGGTGGCGATGAACACGGCCGGCAGCGCCGACGAGGCCGGCAACAACATCGTCAACCTGCTGGCCAAGATCAACGCGCCGGGCACGATCCGGGCGTTCAAGAAGAACTTCGGCATCGACCTGCCGGGGGCGATGAAGAAGCTGACCGAGCAGGGATACAGCACGCTCGAGGCGATCGCGCTGATCACCCAGAAGGCAACAGGCGGGGACATGAAGCGCGTCTCGTTCGCCTTCGAGGACCGGCAGGCGCAGATGGGGATCCTCGCGCTGATCCAGAACCTCGAGGAATACCGCAGGGTGCGCGCCGCGGCGCTGGCCAGCGGCGGTACCGTCGACCGGGCCTTCGATCAGCGGGTCGCGCGCGACGCGATGGTGCAGTGGACCGCCTTCAAGTCCAGCGTCTCGCAGCTTGCGATCACGCTCGGCGCCACGTTGCTGCCGGTCGCCAACGAGGCGCTTGGCATGATCACCGCGCTGGCGAACCGGGTGGCCGCCTGGGCGCAGCGTAATCCGGAGCTCGCCGCCGGGTTGACCAAGGCCGTCGCCGCGCTTGCGGTGTTCAAGATCGGCATCGGCGCGGCGATGTGGGCGCTAGGCGGCCTGCTCGGGCCGCTCTCGACAGGCATCGCGCTGTGGCAGAAGTATCGACTGCTCGGCTCGGTGGCGGCGCTGTTCCCGCGCGTGGCAGCCGGCGCCAGGATCCTCGGGGTGGCGCTGCGGTTCCTCGCCCTCAACCCGATCGGCCTGGCGATCACCGCGATCGCGGCGCTGGCCTATGCGGTCTACACCAACTGGGACGCGATCAAGGGCGCATTCAATGCCGGCGTCGCCTGGGTCAAGAACCTGCTCAACGGGTTGCCGGGCTGGATGAAGTCGATCGGCAAGGCGATGATGCAGGGCCTGCTGCTGGCGATCAATCCGCTCGCCCTCGGCGTCAAGCTGATCCAGATGGCGAAGAACGGCATCGCGGCCTTCAAGAAGTACCTCGGCATCGAGAGCCCGAGCCGCGTCTTCATGGCGCTC